GATCCCGCATTACAAGTTGCAGATGATGTAGTTAAGTTCTTCAGTGCTAACTTATTAGGATTAAGAAATAATGGAAGAGATGTTTATTTTAATCTTGCTAAAAATAAAAGTAAAATGTTAACTGTTCCTTATGGAGAAGATGCTAATGATATAGTAGGATCTTACTTACAAACTGATGAGGGAGTAGAGACATATAAGTTACTTAAAAATATGTTAAAGAAAAATAAATAATTTCTAATCATACAACAGAAAGAGCACCTTAAAAGGGTGCTTTTTTTTTATGTATATTTGCACTTTATTAACCCATTAAAACCTTTTTATAAAATGGAAAAATTTCTTAAAGTTACAAACGCTCCTATTACTGGTCAAATAATCAGTCTTAACGGAGTAAAAGCAATTGCTACAGCAACAGCTACAGCAACAACGGTTACAATTGACTATGTTGATGGTACAACTACTACAGTAACAACTGCAGCACAAGTTGCTCATGATGTTTACTCAGCTATATTAGATGCTACTGAGGCTGCGTTAGTTACAAGCTGGACAAGACCAATGTATTCTATGACATTACCTAAAGCTGTAACAAGTATTGTAAATGCTTAATTAGTTTAAGTATATCAGTAAGTAAAGAGAGGTCTACAAAAAAAGTGGGCCTCTTTTTTTTTATTATCTTTGTAAAAATGTTTATATAATATGGCGGCATCAATAAATGAAGTAAGGAATACTGTATTAGCTATAGCAAATAAAAATAACTACGGGTATATTACTCCACAAGATTTTAATTTATATGCTAAGCAGGCACAGCTGGATATGTTTGAGGATTACTTTTACTCCTATAATAATTGGATTCAAAGACAGAACGCAAGATCATCAGGCACAGGTTATGCTGATATAACTAAAGGTTTAGTAGAGGTGATGGATGGTTTTTCTAACACTGTATTTTTACCTCAAGTAAATGCTAATGTTTATTCTTTACCATTAGATTATTATTTAATTAATAAAATATTTTATTATAACACTCCTTTATTCACAGGGACCGCTACTGCTACAGTAGCAAATCAGTTAGTAGATGGAGCTGCAGTTGGATGGACTACTATACCTACAAGCTCTCCTACTCCAGCTATAGGAAGTTTAATTGTAAATACAACGACATTTCAACAAGCATATGTTACTGGAGTAGTAAATACTACGACTATAACATTAAGTGCAGATATATTTACAGTTATAGGTAATAGCTACGTTATATATTCTAATACAAAAATTAGAGAGGTAGAAAGGGTAAGTCAAAATAAAATATTTTACTTAACCAACTCTATGTTAACTGCTCCGAATCAAACATACCCTGCGTACACTTTAGAGAATAATAATATAACAGTATACCCTACTACTATATTACAACCAGGTGCTATACAGACTCAGTATATAAGGTATCCGTTAGCACCAAGATGGACTTTCTTAAATATAGGATTAGGAGAACCTCAATTTGATCCTACTCAACCAGACTTTCAAGAATTTGAATTACCTGATTCTGATGAGCCAACTTTAATAGCAAAGATTTGTCAGTATGTAGGAATAGAAATTAGAGAGGCAGAAGTCTATAACTTTGGAAAACAAGAAGAGGGTAACGAAATACAAGAAAGTAGTTAATTATGTCATATATAACAGATTATCAATATTACGAGAATAGTCAGAATGTACCTACAGATGCAAACTGGGGATCTTATCAATACATATCTTTAGAAGATATTGTAAATAATTTTATGTTAATGTTTCAAGGTAATAATGAAATAGTAAATAATGTAAACAGATATCAAGTTTTATTTCATGCAAAGAGAGGAATTCAAGAATTGAATTACGATGCAATGAAAGAAATTAAAATATTAGAATTACAAATTTGTGATCAACTTAGGTTTGTTTTACCACAGGATTATGTAAACTGGGTAAGAATATCTTTAGAGCAAGATGGTATGCTTTATCCTATGACAGAAAATATACAGACTAATTGGAGTGGAGCTTACTTGCAAGATCATGATTGTAGAATATTATTTGATATTGATGGTAATGTTTTAAAACCTAATAATTCTTTTTGGGATAAACAAAGATTAGATAGTCAGCAAAAAACAATGTATCTTGGGGACGGTCCTTATAGTGGACAGCAAGGATATTTAGTAGACGGTGCTTGGTACTTTGATTATCAAGTAGGTGCAAGATTTGGTTTAAATACAGAAACAGCAAATGTAAACCCTACCTTTAGTATAAATAGAAAAGGTGGTGTAATAAACTTTAATTCAGGAATGGCTGGAAAGTTAGTGGTTTTAGAGTATGTTTCAGATGGAATGGAAAATGGTGATGACTCCAGCGTTAGTGTAAATAAATTATTTGAAGACTTTATATATGCCTATATAAAGTATGCTATTTTGAATGGCCGACATGGAGCACAGGAATATTTAGTTAATAGAGCAAGAAAAGACAAATCTTCTTTACTCCGTAATGCTAAACTAAGATTAAGTAATATACACCCTGGCAGACTCTTACAGAATTTAAGAGGTCAGGATAAATGGATAAAATAATATGCCTTTAACTTCAACAAATTTTATAGCGGGTAAAATGAATAAGTCTGTAGATGAAAGGCTTATTCCACCAGGAGAATATATTGACGCTTTAAACGTCAGGTTAGGATCTACTGAAAGCACAGAAATTGGTGCAGTAGAAAATTCCTTAGGGAATACAATCTTAACGCAATTAGAATTTCAAGGAGTACCTTTAGTAGGAGATATAAGAACTATTGGAGTATATGAAGATGGTATAAACGAAACTCTTTATTGGTTTGTTCATAATGAAAATAATCCCAACTCGGTAACTACAGGTGTTGTAGATTTAATTGTTTCCTATAATACTAATTTAGGATCTTTAATTTATCATGTAGTTAGTACCTCGGTTTTAAATTTTGACTTTAAGTATTTAATAACAGGAGTAGATAAGATTGAAAATTTATTATTTTTTACTGATGATTTAAATTCTCCAAGAGTTATAAATATAAAATCAGATTATGCGTATCCAGGCCCTGGTGCTGTGGATAATGTGTTAGAAGAGGAGGATGTAAGTGTTATTGTTAAGCCTCCAGGGTTTGAAGACTTTGATGCGGCAGGTGGTCAGGCCGCTCCTTTAGGAGCTCCTCATGTAGAGTTATTTGCACTACCTGGGCTATCTAATGCTGGGGGAGGTATACAAAGCCCTAATTATATGGATACTCGTTTTCTATCTTTTGCTTACAGATATAGGTATCAGGATGGGGAATATAGTGCAACATCATTATTCACAAATCCATCTTTTCAGCCAGGTACTTTTAAATTAAGCTTACAAAACTTTTGGAATGCGGGGATGGAAAATCGTTTTAATGGTTGTAATGTAACTGTTTCTACAGGAACAAAAAGGGTTAAAGAAATAGATATACTTTATAAACAGACTACCTCTAATGTTATTTATGTTATTAAAAGATACAATAAAGAGAATCTCGGTATCCCTGATGATTCTTTTTATAATATTGAATTTCTTAATAGTGAAATTTATACTACATTAGGTTCAGATGAGTTATTAAGATTATACGATAACGTGCCTCGTACTGCTAAAGCTCAAACGATTCAAGGAAATCGTTTAATGTACGGGAACTATGTTGATCAGTATGATATTAGAATTTCTCCAGACGGGAGTAAAATACCTATTGTATATCACTTAGATCCTCAGAGTAAAGATATAACAGGGGAAGCTCTTCCTCAAGCTACAACTTCTCCGGGTGTTTATGCTTTTAATGGAGCGCATACAGAGCCTGATTCAGTGATATCCTTTGATTTAAGTCAAGCTAATCCTCCGTCAGGGGCTCCTATTACAATAGGGACTACATTCACGTTTAGTTTTGGAATGCAACAAACTACCGCTACTGCTACTTCCACTGGAGGATCCGGTACTTGTGGTACGACAGGCTTACAAAGTTCACCTTTTCAGGTAGGGTTTAATTTCACCTGCCCGAGTAACTATGCTAATGTTAATGCAATGATGAACTCTCAGGAATTTAGAAATAGAATAGGAGGTAGTTTAGCCCAAGGTTACGCTGGAACTTCTATTGTTAAACCTTTATATCCATGTAATGAAAGTGCAACCGGAGGAACTTTGAGTGATAAGTTTTATGCGATAGCGGATGATCCTATGGCTGGCACAACCTTAGAATTGGTTAGTGGAGGTATAGGTGGAACTCCGTTAGCTCCTGCAGTGGCGTGTACGCCAGGAGTTTTAGATACTAATCCGTTTCCAATAATATGTTCTTCGACTATCTTATTATCAGGAATAACATTATGTGATAACACCCTCCCTCCTTGTGGTGGTATTGGATCAAACACTTGTTGTGCGGGACAACTAACGGAAACTGGGACGGATTTTGGAGCGGTAGTACCGGCTTTAGTGGGAGGAGAAATTGTTATAGATTCTATGACAGGATTAAGTGCTTCTATTACCGCTGCTCCGGCACCTGGAGATGACTTTCTATTATTAACCGATATAGATGGGGGATTAGCAACATTAGAATTAAGTGGAACATCATATCAAATAGTAAGTGGAGGAGCAGTAACAACTCAGTCTTGTTTACAGGATGGATTTGCATATTCGGTAGCAGGGAATGTTTTGAGCATTCAAGCTCCTTGTACTCAATATTTTGGAGCAGATGGAACTGCTGGGGGTAACTGGTGTAATGCAATTAGATATTATAACTTTATTGGATATTCCTCTTTTGCCTCTTATTTAAAATCCTCTAACACACAGAGTCTTCATTCTAATAGAGATTATGAGGTAGGGATTGTATATATGGATGGGGAAGGTAGAGCATCTACTGTTCTTACAAGTCAAAACTGCACAGCCTTTTTTGATTCATCTACTTCCATTTATAAAAATAAAATAAAAGTAACTCTTGAAAACTTACCTCCTTATTGGGCTAAAAAATATAAGTTTGTAGTAAAGCCAAGTCAAGGTACTTATCAAACCGTTTTTTCTAACCTGTTCTATGCGCAGGACGGAACAGCAACCGGAGCTACGGGACTTCCTATTGCCGATGCTAATGATCCGAGTCAAGTGTGGTTTAAGTTAGACGGGCAAAATCAAAATGTTTTAAAAGTAGGAGATGAACTTATAGTAAAACAAGATAGTCAGGGCCCAGTGTTAGGATTAGCTAAAACTGTAGTATTAGCTATTCAGGCATATTCCGGTAAAGGTATTACAAATAAATCCTTATCAGGTTTATATATGCTTTTAAAACCCTCAGGATGGACTACTGAATCTATAGATCAGGCTCAAATTTTTTATGGTTCCCAAAGCAGTATAAATAATTTTAATAGTATCCTTAATTCAATGATTTCAGGGTATAGTTTAAATTTTTCAAATGGTCAACCTTATGATATTCCCGCAGGATCTACAATTAGGATTAAATTAGAAACAACCAGGGGAGGTAAGAACTCTTGTAGTAGATCAATATACTACGACAGGTCTTTTATTTCTACTCAAGATTATGGTAACTTTCATCAATGGGCTATAGGGGATGATTTACAGAGTAAAATGTTTTCTACAGGAGGCGGGACAACTACCTCTGCTGGAGTAAGCAGCGTAAATGGTATGGATCTTAAATTTGATCCCACCCTATATACCTCTGCTGGGGCTATTCAAGGGAGTACAACTGAATGGAAGGCGGTATTTGGAATATACACTAATGCGGCAGGAGGAATGTTTGCGGGATATCAAGCAGCTATTACGGAATGTACGGATTGGGGTGGAACTTTCCCTGGAAGAGGGAAGATGAGCATAGAAGTAACGAGAACAGGTGGAGTGTTTGTTTTTGAAACAGTACCTCAGGATGCTGATCCTAATTTATTTTATGATGCGTCTACCCTTTTAGATATTGAGCCTGAACTTCCGGGAGGACAAGGGTATCATATGGCCAGAAGAGAGTTTGATCCAACCGGAGCCGGCTCTTACAGTATAGCTTCTGATGGTCAAGACCAAACATCAGCTGGAGCTAATTTAATTACTGTTTTAGATGCGGTAAACTGTTATACTTTTGGTAATGGAGTAGAGAGTTATAAAATATATGACAGCCCTGCAGGAAAAGGGTTTAATTTAGGAGAGAGAACTTTAGCGGTGTCTAACCAAGACTTTCAAGAGGCGGATAGATATGCAGGCATGACCTACAGCGGTGTGTATAGTAGTTCTGCTAAT